CTAGAATAATGAGACCTATCGTGCCTTTTTGCCCACTACGACTCGCCATTTTATCACCTATTGCTGGTATTCTCTCCTCGCGAATACGAATCTTTGCCAATCGAAACCCTTCTTCTCCTTCTGTAATAAACGACTTATCTACAAATCCTAATTGACCCTTCTTTGTTGTTACAGAAGAATCCTGATATTGTGCCTGAATTTGAATTTCTTCTTCCCCGTCTCCATAATTGTATTTTTGGTCCGGGTTTTGTGTTTGAGCTTGTGCAGTTGTTACACCATTTCCAGCAATCACTTTTCCAATCAACACGATTTTATCATTAATAGGTGTATTTTCCTTCACCAATCCTGTTTTATCCAAATAACTATAATCATATCCTGGTTTAATACCTATTACATTTTTATTCGCAATCTCAGTAAAATAAGAATTTACCATGGATCCTGAAACTTTGGTACTTTCTTCACTCGCCTCATACATGGAATAATATGTCGTATTAAAAAGACCACGTTTGATTGCTCCTTCGTTTATCAATATTGCATCCTCTACATTATAACCAGTGTAAGACATAATAGCAACAATTGCATTCACACCATATGGTTGCGATTCATTATTAATATATTCCAAATATCTGGATTTTACCAATGGAACTTGCCCGTAATTTAAAACCACGCCCATTTTATCGATACGCATTTGATAATTGGAATGATAAACAGAAACAGCTTGTTTACTTTGACCACATGAAAACGCATCTCTTGGATATGGATTGTTTTCTGGATAAATAATTAGATTGCCCATTACACCCAGTATCAACGAAGAATCAATTTCTATGTTTGTATAATAGGAATTCGCGGTAAGCTGTTCTTCTTTTGTAGCAATTAACATGGTTTCTTCTTCGGATGTATCAACGTAATCGATGAGAGACTGATTTTTATATAGTGTTCCATTTGTTGTTTTATCCTGGACTGTTACATCCCCCCCAACATCATACAAGTCATTTAAATTATATATTTTATTGTTCTTAAAATAAAAATCCGAATCTTTTTTCTCTCCAAAACCTGCTACGATTTTATTCCAGGTCACCTTTTCTTCATTTAGTAGTTTTATAATATATTCTCTTTTATAACTAGCTTTTTTGTTGTGTTTTTCATCTTCATCTATATAGTAAATGGGTCGGGTTAATCTGCCTGAATCGGTAAAAATATAAATCTCATTTTTGGAATATTCAAATCGAATACTTGTAAATGTGGGAATAATACCATTTCGCCTATATAATTTTAATAATTTTATCACTTCTACTGGATCTTCGACAACACCTATCCAACTACCATTAACAAACAATTTTGTATTGTCCGCCAAATATTGCATACTGGATTCTTGTAATAATTGAATAGCAATATTCGCACGTAACCATTTTATTAAAGGTATCGAAGAATATCCTATTGATATATATGTCGATAAAGCAAGATGTTTATGTAATCCAATGTTTCCACCATCGGGTGTATCCACTGGATCAATAAATCCCCATTGAGATGTATTCAATAAACGCGGACCTACTACTTTTGCACTTGAATCTAGCGGTAAATTCAATTTTCTCAAACTAGAAATAAATGTATACCAACTTAATCGATTTAAATCTTGTACAATACCTACTTTTCTGGTATATTCCAACGACCCCCAATTCCCTTTGAATGCTCTTTTAAATCCAGACTCTACACTCCTATCTTTAAAAAATTCACGGTGATTCAATTTTATTAAACCCATAAAATTGTTACGATATTTACCAGAATGATAATAATATTCACTATCTATTGCTAAACTAATTGCTCTCTTTTGCACTAAAAAATATTCACGGAATAAATCATATAATAACACACCGGTCGTTTCAACTCGTTTGAATTGAAAATTATCTCTATCTGTTGGTTTATCTTCTTTACTATAAACAGCAAGTAATCGTTTAACCATGTTTCCCAAAAAATATGCCTTATCTAGGAAATTTGTCTCTCCAACATTGGGTAAAAAATAATTAATGAGAATCTCTAATACACCATTTATTGATCTCCGCTTTGTAAATGTAGCAATGTATTCTAAGGCTGTCTGTTGATTGAATATTTTTCCAGCATCATGTATCGATGGAATAAACAAATCAATGTAAGATTCATATTTTTTCATATCCAACAAACATGTCTCTATTACATCTTTATCGGAAACAACACCCAATGCACGCATCAATATAAAAAGTGGAACTGGTTTTTTAACGTTTGGAACCAAGACTACAATTTGATTGTTGGAGAGAACGGATGTTGGTGCTACTATTTTGACCGCCATAGTTCTGATAGGTTTTGATGCATCTTCAGAAACGGTTCTTATTTCTGCGGAATGACTATATAAATCATCAGCTTTATTTTGTCTTATATAAATCATATTATCCGCGAATTTTTCTTGCGGGATAATCACCTTCTCTTTGCCATCAATAATAAAATAACCACCGTAATCATTTCGGCATTCACCCATATTAAAACGGACTTCTGGAGAGAGCGATTTTAAAATACATAGATCAGATTGAAGCATAATTGGAAATTTACCCAAATATATTTTTTCAAGAGTGATAGACGTTGTCTTTTTTTCCATTATTTCTGTTTTGCTCTGTGTGTCTATGGCTTGTTCATAAGATATTACATCAACATCGACATCATAATGTATTGTTATTCCATATGTCATATTTCTTAATCTAGCATCATTAGGGTACATAAAATGAACATTATTATCATCATATATAATAGGTTTACCAAAATATATTTTGTTTCCAGATTTACCACCTAAATATAAGAGCAATTCGTTACGGGTTTCATTATCTGAAGGGTTTGAAGAATTTTCTCGTTCTATATATCTTATAGGATTATTCTCTCGAATAATGTTTTTAATACCGTATTGAAAAAAGTAATTATACGACTCTAAATGATGTTGTACTAGATTATTTGGATTATCTTTAAAATAAATATCTATTAATTTCCATGATATATCTTCCATATTATTCATATTTAATGTTTTAATGGTTCGTTTCTTTGTTATATAAATAAATGTTAATTTTTTTTTATTATATTATAATATTATATATTATAACAAATATTAAAACAAATGAGCGTACTACAAAAATTTTTATCATTAGAAGTTTTATTTACAATAATCAGCGGTGCTTTATTTATATTTTTTATGGATTTATACGGTAGGTTTAATAACACTTTACATTTAATATTTGCAATTGTTTTTACTATCATTTTTTTAATTTTTATTTATAGAATGGCATTTAAAAAATACGACCCAATTGTTGTTAATTTATGTGCGAAAGTATTTCCAATGATTTTACTAACAATTTTAAGCATTTGTATTTTAAAACGAAAATGGAATTTCTATACAATATTAGGATTAGTTCTCATATTTATTGGTGCAATATTGGTTAGTAAGTAATTTTATATAAAATTGATTTATATTTTATATTTGAACTGTAAGACACCAACAATACGGCAGCACCAACAATGAAAACTCATAATAATTTTATTATAATCATATTTATCACCACGTTATTTACATGGAATATCCATTGTTTTTGTACTTCATATAAAACTAGTATAAAAATGTCATTTGATCCAATTACTCCAGAATCATTGTATCAAAAATTACTGCAATCACAAGAAAAACTACCATCCGAAAATTTATATTTATCTACTATTGAATGGAAAAATATAAATTTTATTTTAAACCACAATGATTCTACGCCTGAATTACGTAATAAAGTTAAAAATATTATATATAACTGTTATGAGGAATGGGCATTTTCAATGGTTCATTTGATAAAAAATAATCATTGGGAAAAATGCGGAGAAATACAAATAGACGAATTAAAATTATATGCTTATATAGGATTACGTAAAGCATTGATAAACTACGATAGCACAAAATATAATCAATTTACGAATTACGCTGTAAAATACGTATATAGCGAAATATTCAGCGGTATTTATGAATTAACACCTATATATGCATCCGATGAAAATTACAAATATAGAAATAAACATAAAGTAATAAATAGAATGCATATAAAAAAACGTAATGTAATAAGAAGACAAAAATACAGATCAAATTTTATTAACAATCAAAACGATATACTAGGAAAAAATGACTACGACTATAAAAAGTAAAAAATCAAAAAATAGTAAAAAAATATAATATTCACATAAAATATAATGACACAAGTAAAAAAAGCAACTACATTTTATACACGTGGAACGAATAATCCCCAATTAGCTTATTTGGTTGAAGGTAATTATCCAATTGTTCAACCCCAAAGACAGAGCTATTACGGGTTGTTATTAACGGGTGTAATTAGTAACAATATCAATAAAACAAAATATATAAACAATCTAAGACAAATGAAATTCAAAAATTGATGGTAACATTACCATATATGGTATTCTTCAAAATGATTCAAATACATTTTATCATTTTTTTTGATGTCATAGATCTTATTAAACCGTTCGGATGTTACTAATACACAATTAACACGATATTTGGCTATTGAATGTGGATTCAATAAATTCATATTTTTATACAATTCAGGTTTTTTGATCGACTGCCAGTATTGCGCATAATATTTATAAAATTCCATTAAATAAATATTTTGTTTCTCTCCGTATATTTTGTTTTCAACCAAATGATCCACCAATGCTTCTTCTGCTATTAGAAATCCACCAATATCAGCTATGTTCTCTCCAATGGTAATATTTGCACTGACAACAATATGGTCTTTTTTGGCGACATTTTCATAAAAATGAATTAGTTTATCTTGTTTTTCCTGATATTTCTTTATGTCTTCAGGATACCACCATCCTGAACCACCAAAATTACCGTTTTCATCATACTTATGTCCTTGATCGTCAAATGCATGCATTAATTCGTGTCCGATAAGCGTACATACATTCGCATAATTATAAGTCATTGATTTGTTCATGTCTATAAACGGTGGTTGTAAAATAGCATTGGGAATAAAGAGTTCGTTTGTATCAAAATTAAAACAAGCATTTACCGAATAGGTATTTAAACCGTGATTTCTGTTCCATTTATCCTTATATTTTTCTAGTATATTTTCTTTACCATCATAAAAATACTTTTGAATTTTTTGTGCAACGATCCAATTTTCGTATTTTTGATAATTTCCATAGGAATCGTCATTCGTAAAATCACAGTCTGGATCTGGATCCCATTTTGGTTTGGTTCCTATCACTATATTTATTTTATCCAACTTTTGTAATATGTGTTTAATTGTATTCGACGATAACCATGTATTTCTAACTATTCTTTTACGAAACACGTTTTTTATGGATTCCATAATTTTTTTCACAAATGCAATTTCTTTATCATGACTGTAGTATTTTATATACAATTTATTTATTTCCATGTTCATTATATCCAAAATATTGGAAATAGCTACTTTTTCTGCATTGCATGTTTTACGAAATAAATTTACCATAGGGTGGGTATCATAAGAATTCTCCACTAATGTGTCGTGTCTAGGTGATTTGTCGTGCTTACTAGGTTTATTCATATTATTTATACTATTCATAAAAACAGTGTAAATTTCACATAATTCTTTATGATAAGGAATTGCAGTACATATTATTTTAAATATAAAATATCCATGCCATTCTTTGGTATGCCAATTATGATACATTTCATTAAATACATATTTCATATATTTTACGTTATTGATAACAATGAATCTCTCATGTTTGTGGTTGTTGTCATCTTTATGTGTGTTCTGAACTAAACTATCTATGTATTTGTTCATATTGAAATGAAATTTACTATTTAATTCAGTGACCGAAAATTTATTATAACTTGTTTCGAATGTTATCTTCATGTCATCATCGTATAAGTATTTTGCCATATTTTTTTCAATATTATAAATATCTTCTCCGTTGTAACAATTATTTTCACCTAATACAAAATTAAAAAGTAAATTCACAAATTCGATATATATTTTTTTATAATTTGCAACCTCTCTTATATCATGCTTATTTTTACTAACATACATTTTTTTTAGGCTGTAAGTGAATCCATAACTATTAATATAAGATGTATATTTCGAAGTGTTTTTAAGATCAGGATCAACATACCATTTTATAAACATAGGAAATTGATGTTGTGTCATCCATGCTAAAAAATGATAGTATTCTGTTTCGTATTTAGAATGGTTCTGGTTGTTGTGGTTGTTGTGGTTGTTGTGTATTCGAGAATACTCGCTACCTTTTTTAATATAATTATTTAATTGAAATAAATATTCATTGAGTCTTGATTCAACCGTTAAAGGCTGTGTATGAATAACTGCGTCATGTATTTTTTTGATATTCGATAAAGGTGTGGAAGAGTGTGACCGTGACTTGCATATTTTTTTGATAATTTGATTGATTTGTCTATCGACTTTTTCTTGCAATAAACTAAACCTGTTAATATCATCTCTTTTTGTTGAATGATATACATATTTGTGCATATGTAACCAGTTTTTGTTTATTGTTGTATAAAAATCATCTTTTAGTTTGTTTTTGGGGTGTTTATATGGGTGTTTATATGGGTGTTTATAGGAATATTTTTTGGTTTTATTATGGTGTGTTATATGGTTTTTTTTGCGGGTTGTTCTATACGTGTGTTTTTTTGAATGTTGAACCATGTGTTTTATAATTTGTATAGATTGTATATAATTGTATATTCTTGCTTAATATACAATGATATTTTAATCAATCTAAAGAGGATAATTTTCACACAAAAGGATTTTTAATATTACCGACTGAAAAGTTTTTTTTGTCTGGATGTGAAATAAATGCGAATAATACATAAATTAAAAATAATACAAAAAGAAAAAATATAACATATATGAAAAACATAGCACTGCTTGTTTGGAGTGTTGTTGGTGCTGTTGTTGATGTAGTTACATTCGTTTGTTGAGTTGAACTTCCAGTTGGTTGACAATCAATATAAATTTCATCTGATAAATTTGTAGTTAATAAATTAGTCCCTCCAGTTTGATTTAAAAACAATGGATAAAT